ATGATTTTTCCTCCATATGTACTATATGAATATTATATCATGGAACAATTATTTAATCGAGTTATTTAGAAACTTTTATAGTAGTTGTTAGAATATCAAATATTGAGAGTAGAATACTGGCTATAAACGGAATTAAAGATATCGCAGATACTAAGCTAAACGGTAGCCCGTCAAATGTAATACTTGATAAGGATACTATAACTGCAAGAGGTACATTCAATGGATAGGAAACTGATTGATTATTTGCCTGATATCTTAAGAAATATACTTGAGTTTAGACAGATTATGGGTGCTGAACAACCGGAACTTGAGGCTTTTTGGGGTAAGGGGAATAAGGTTGTAGATAACAGTTTTATATTAAGCGAAGATGAGGATGCCGCAAGCAGATGGGAAAAGATATTGAATATCTCACACAAAGATACAGATGAGCTTGATGTTAGAAATCTAAGAATACTTGCAGTTATGCAGGGGAGATTGCCGTATACTTACCGAACTTTATATAAAAGCTTGCTGGCAATGGTTAACTCTGAAAGAGACTTCAAGCTGAGTGTGGATGTAGATAAAAGAAGCGTATCCATAGTAGTGGCACTGTCTTCAAAGGAATTAAAAGATGAGATAGAAAAACTTGCGGAAAAGATGGTGCCGGCAAACATGACGCTTGAAGTATTGTTGTGGTACACAACTCACAGAATGCTCGAGATAAAAACTCATGGAGCACTGGAGCAGTATACTCATAGGCAAATGACAGAGCTGGATTTAAGGTAGGTGATTTATGAGACAAACAGATAATTTAAAGCTGAAAATGCCCGACAGGACAGACAATTACAATGTTGAGGATTTTAACAGCAATTTTGCAAAACTTGATAAAGCGGTAAGCAGTACAAGGCAGATACAAGTGACAGCTTCAAGGTTTAGTGCTCAAGGACCTTACACACAGCGTATAGATGTAGCAGGAATCAAGAGTACAGATGTGCCTGAGATATCTCTACTGATACCTGACGGTATTACAGATAGCGCAAGAGTAAAAGCTATAAAAAAGGCTTGGAGTTGTGTAGACAGGATAGATACATATGATGGCTATATAGTGATAAGTTGCTTTGTAAAAAAGCCTGAAACCGATATCTCGCTACTTATGAAGGGGGTGTAATATGGCACAGGCAATACTTTTAAGAGGTGGCACAGGCGGTGTTACATCTGATGATGTTACAGCTGGCAAAGCTCAAGTTTTACAGGGATATAAGACGGTCACCAGTGATAGTGATGATGAGGTTATTGAGGGAGAAATTATAAGTAGAGGTACTTTTGTAATAGCTTCAGAAGTGGTAAATGCTCCCTTTGAGGGAACTGTCCATACAAGATTTGAAGAAGGTTACTACATAAAATATGGGCAGTACAAACCTACAGTAAAAATTCCTTATGCAGTGCTGGCAAATGTTATAGGTGTAGATCCGACTAAAATGTTACAGTCACTGACACTCGCAGGTAAGCAAGGACAGATCAAGTCCATAGATACAGGAGCTAATAATTATAGATTTAATAAATCCATAGGCTATGGCATTGATAACTGGTCTGATGTGAACAATCCTGTATTTTATGTGGATTTTCCACACGGTAATGCTTTTTATAATAGAGCAGACGGACACCCTCATGTATGTATAGACGCTGATAAGCTTGGGAATGTTACGGCTGACAAAGTACTTGCAGGAAATACTTTTACAAGTAAAAACGGTGTGTCTATGTCAGGCACTATGGCTAATCGTGGCAACGGTATGGATACAGTAGAGTTCATAAATGCACATTGGGAAAACAAATTTGTGGCCAGAATGGAGCAAGGTTACTATAGCCAAAATGGACAATGGAAGCCCTATGTTTCTATACCGTATGCAGTCTTAGCAAATGCTTCAGGAGTAGACCCGGCTAAAATGCTTAAATCTCTTACCATAGCTGGTAGGCAAGGACAGATAGAAGAGAGAGGCTCTTACATGGACGCTGTTGGAGTATGGTATCATGGGGCAAGCGGTAATCTTGTGGGACAAATACCACCGGGGTACTACAGTGCTGACAATGGAAACAATAGAACAAATGTAAATATAAAGAAGCAGGATATAGTAAATGTCTTAGGTCTGAATCCTGACTTATGGCTTAATACTTTTCAGACTATGGGTATACAAGGAAAGATACCAAGATGGGTAAGTGCATCACATGTTATTTCAGCTGTAAATAACGAAGGCTTTGTTTGGGATGATGACACGGGAGCAAATCGTGGCAGAGGCATAGTAAGTAAAATAGCAAAAGGGCAGTACATAGAGAATGCTGATTGGGTATTCTTATCAAGTCCTAATTTGTATCCACAAAACGTCGTTAAAGACATCAATATCAACGGTGTTACAGGCACGAGAGACTTTGCTGACAAGGTTAATGACTATACAGTTGCGGCGAATTTGGAAATAAGTATGTCTAATCGTGAACAGGTTATTTCTTTAGGTAATGCCTATTCCGGAAGCCAAACTGTGTTTTTTGCAGTATATCTTGTAGGAGATGACGTTTATGACGGATTTGTCCGTAGGGATATGGGAAACGGCAGATATCTTATTGGACGAATACCTGTAAGTAAAAATGACAGTAATCTTATTGGAACATATGTGCGAAACGTACCTATACAGATCGAAATCATAAGGGATGGAGCAGGCAATATAAGTCTAGTTCATCACGGACCTAACCAAATATTATGAGTTACTAATATTATGGTTACTATTTATGCGCATAGTTCAGTATCATTTAGTTTCTGATTTTCTAAGAAAGGAGAATGATTTATGAAATATACAGTTTTTTATAAGCCCGACGGAACTGTAATATCTACAGCTACAGAACAAGCAGATATAGAAACTATCAAGATAGGAACATTTGAAGTACCTGACGGCAATGTAATTGATAGTATAGACACAAGCAAAAAAGAACATACTGCGGTGTCACATGCAACACCTATGACAAATGCGGCAGAACTGGCAGCTGTAAAAAAGCAGACCGAAATTATTTCATCAAGTCTTGCAGAACTGACAGATGTAGTTATGAATGGCGGTAGTAAAGCATGAGAATGTTTTTCTATATAGTAACAATTTTATTTTCAAGAAAGGAAAGAAAGTATATGTTTGAGAATTTAAGTATTTTGTATGCACAGCTAATTATCAGAGGCAAGAGGACTTTTAAGAGTGTACCTGCTAAGCTAAAGCCTTATGTAAAGCAGGCATTGATAGATTTGGATGCAGGAGAGCTGGCAGTGGAGGATGAAGCTCCGGCAACACCGTCTAATGCAAACTAACTTCATATGGCAAATATAAAAATATGTGTAAACTCTATTGACAAATATAATTATATGTGTTATTATATAGTCATAAGGAGGTAAGAAATGAAAAGTTACTCATCAAGGGAAGTTATAAAAATGCTTAAAGAAGATGGCTGGTATGAATTACCTAAAAACGGAACCAGTCATTTACAGTTCAAACACCCGACTAAAAAAGGGAGAACAACGGTGAAGCATCCGGACAAGGATATACCACCTAAAACACTTAGAAGCATTGAAAGACAGTCAGGGTTAAAGTTTCAATAGCTCTGACGGGGGCTTTCCTCTTGATGATTTACACATTTTTATATAAGGAGAACTATATGAAGAAAGTTGATAGATATTATTATCCTGCTATATTTACATATGAGGACGGAAAAGAGATAGCAGTAACCTTTCCGGATTTAGATTGTGCTACAAGTGGTGAGGATGAGAAAGATGCACTTTTATCTGCCAGAGATTTACTGGGATGTGTACTTAACGGCCTTGAAGAGGACGGAGAACCTATACCACCTGCAAGCAGGCTGTGTGATATGAAATTAGAGGATAATGAAAGAGCTGTGCTGGTGGACGTTTACATGCCAAGCATTAGAAATGCAAATGTGAATAAATCTGTAAACAGAACAGTAACATTGCCTGCTTGGCTAAATGCGGCGGCACTTGAAAGAAATATAAACTTTTCTCAAGTGTTACAGGAAGCACTAAAACAGCAGATTTTATAATTATTTTAAAGCACCAAAAAGGGTGCTTTTTTATTGCAAGGAAAGGAGCAATAATGCATTTTGATATTTTTAGACCGGTTTTTGCGGTTATGAGAGGCAACACACTATTTCAGCTTGTAGTAATTATGATTGTTATGGATGTACTTTTCGGCAGTCTAAGAGCCGCTAAGGATAGGGCTTTTAACTCCAGTGTAGGTATTGACGGTGGTATCCGTAAGGTGGGAATGCTTCTGTCTTTAGTATGCTTGGTATTTGTAGATATTTTATGCCCGGTAAATCTTATAGGCTTTATACCTGAGGCTTTTAGGGGATATATACACTTGCAGGATATTACAGTGATGGAGTTTTTTGCATTACTTTACATAGTGTATGAGGTTCTATCTGTGCTTAAGAATATGACACTGTCAGGCTTACCTGTACGTAGGGTGTGGATTACAGTAAAAGCCTTTTTAAAGAAGAACACAGGCGAATTTATAGAGGTTGAGGACAAGGAATAAAGAGGGCTTAGGCTCTCTTTTTTTGTAAAAAAGTAACTTTGAAGAAAGGGCATAGTTATGATGTTAGTAGAGATTACTGGAAGTAAAAATGAAGAACAAGTAGTTACTTCCAGCCGTACGGTAGCTGAAAAATTCGAGAAAAGACATGCAGATGTATTGCGTGCTATAGCTAACCTTGAATGTAATCCCGAATTTACTCAACGCAATTTTGCGTTGAGTAGCTATAAGGATGAGAGCGGAAAGGAAAACAAGGAGTATCTTATAACAAAAGATGGTTTTTCAATGCTTGCTATGGGTTTTACTGGCGAAAAGGCTTTTAAATTCAAGGAGGCATATATAAACGCTTTTAATGCCATGGAACAGGAGCTGAAACGAATATATGACGAACGTCAACAATGGATTATTGAGCGTGAAAAAGGGAAGCTTGTAAGGCATATATTGACAGACACTATAAAAATGAAGGTGGCAGATAGCCCTAATAAGAAGTTTGTATACCCCAACTATACTAAACTGATTTATAAGATTTTATTTGGTAAGACTTTCAATGAGTTAAAATTACAGTATCAAATCAAGGAAAAAGAGAGTTTAAGGGATTATCTCACAAGCGAAGAATTGAAGGAACTTGAGGAAATGGAAATGCTTGTGTCTTCACTTATTGGGCTTGGATGGGGATATGAACAGGTGAAGAGTTTTGTGCTACAGGAAAAAACGAAAAAGTTAGTAAGCTGAAGAAAGGATAAAAGGATATGATTAAAATAGGACAGGCAAGCAGAGATGAAAGAGGAAAATACAGTGGCGGTATAGCAGGTGATCAGGACGGAAGAGAGGTAGCAATCCGTGAGTGGTATAGCAGACCATGGAACAAGGTTTTGAGGTGCAAAGATGTCGCAAAGGCTGAAAAGATAGCTGTAGCTATGGAAAAAGCCTGCAAAAACGACTATATTGGATACGACCAAAATCAGAGAACCACTCTATATAGCCTATGCAAAGCCAACGGCTGGAATATAGAGGATATAAAGACACCGTGTGAAACTGATTGTAGTGCTTTGGTGGCGGTTTGTATAAATTACGCCGGCATAAGGGTATCGGGAGATATCTATACAGGTAATGAGGCCAATGCACTTTTGCGCACAGGAGAGTTTGAACTCTTAACTGCTCCTAAGTACTTGCTATCGGATGAGTACTTAAAGCGTGGAGATATACTTTTATATGAGTTCCACCACACAGCCATAGCGCTACAGGATGGTAGGAAGGCGGAGAAAACTAAACCTGCACAGGTGGAGTATCCGCTTGGCTGGAACGTGGACAAAAACGGGCAGTGGTGGTACGCCGACACACCACAGAGTATTATTGCAGGCAGGTGGGCATACATAAATGGTCGTTGGTACGTCTTTGACCAAAAGGGCTTTATGATTAGAGGCTGGTTTAAGCAG